GAATCATGGGGCGTGTAGGCCATGCTTTATCCCTCGCTCCACCAGCAGTCGTACCGCTGCGTCACCTGATAGACCGGCGGGAGATCCGCTCCAGCCAGCTGCACAAAGTCGTCGGATTCGTCCTCCAACGACGTTTGCTTCACTTCTGTATTGTTCGACGTTCCGCCGTATCCATCCAGAACGAGCCGCATGGCGTCGGCCACCTGGCGGGCCTCTTCGTACGTCGTGCCGTAGATGCTGTATTCCACACTGACTCGCGGCATACCCATCGGGCCGCCGAGCGTCTGCTCACGCTGGATGCCAGAACGTCGCCACGTGACGAACGGCAGCGACGCCGACGCCGGGGCCAGCACCGGGTAGATGCGTGAACTCACCAGCGACGTGACGGCCGTGGTGCCGACCAGGGCTGTACGGAGGACGGCTTCTGGGGATTTGAGGCTCATTTGCCGCCAGCCCTTCCTTTGAATGGATTGGCCATTTCCTTGATGGCGTTATTTAGGGCGGCAGTCATCTCCTTTGTGAGATTTGCCGAGACCTGCGACCGCGTACGCTCGAACGCAGTCTTCACCGGCGGAACTCCTGCCTTTCCGCCCAGCGGGAACTTTCCGAGATCTACGGTAGTTCCCTTCTTGGCTACCTTTACGAAGCCTTTTGGCGGCTTCGGCTTGGTAGTCACCGCACCAGATCGCCGTGCGACAACAACTTTCACTGCACCGCTTCTCTTGAAACTGCTGGCGATGTTTCCTTTAGTGCGACGCTCTTTGGTGCCGAACTCGACAAACCCTTGGTGGTAGCCTTTTTCGTTTGACTTAGCGTCCTTCTTGCCGCGTGGCGGTGCGGTATACCCGACAAGTGCCACGCCAGACCCAGTCTTTGTGTACCGCTTGGTCTTTTTACGAATTGCCCGTTTCAGGTTTCCTGTCGGGCCTCGCGGCGTCAGTGTCTTGAGCATCTGAAAGCCGGGCTCCAAGGCACGGCCCAAGGCAGCCGCCATGTACTTAGCCGAGATATTCTTCGGCAAAGACCTAAACGCAGCCTTGAGTTCCTCCAGTTCGGGGAACTCCACACTGACTTCGATGCCGCCTGCCATCACGTCACCTCTTCGCAGATGGCGACGTGTTCGCTGCGGTTGCCGTACTCGAGCAGGCTAACGATGTTGAGCGTCCGCGTACGCCAGGCGAAGCGATCGCGCTGCGTCAGGCCAGGCAGATAACGCATCCGCACCCGGTGCGTGATCGTGGTGTCTTGCTGGCCAGCCGCCAGAGCCTCACGAGCCGAGACGCCTTCCACGCTCGCCCACACGGCTGACGAGTTGCTCCACGACAGGACCGTCTCGCCGAGAGTGTTTGTGGCACCGCTGGCGACCTGCACCGTAACACGCTCGCGGAGCTTGCCTGGGTCGATCACCGATAGGCCCCCCACCGCTGCGAGTCGAGCAGGGACTGCACGCCGTACGGCACCTCCTGCGGCACGGCACCGGTCGCAATCACAGCCTGGCGGCTTTCGTACCAGTGGCCCACCAGCATCAGGATCGCGTGCCGAATCGCCGCCGGCACGCTCGTGCCGCTCGCCCCGTACCCGCCCCACCACGTCACGCTGATAGCGTTGTCATCCCGCAGATGCGGCGGCCACGTCTGGCCATAGAGCGTCTTCACGGTGCCAGGCGTGCCGGCCCGGTCCACGCGGTAGCTCGCCGTTGAGTAGGTGGACGTAGTGCCGTTCTCAAACGTGAACGTCAGAGCCACCGCCGTGGCCGTGCCAGCGGCAGCCATTGGCGGGCGTGGCAGTTCGATGTCGTGCGTCCCGTCCGGCGGGAACGTGTCAAACCGCACCAACCACTGCGTATGCACTAGCGTGCGGTCGAGATACTCTTCACACCACTCACGGGCCGCAGCGATCAGCGTGCCGATGTAGGTGTCATCGTCGCTGGTATCGACCCGCAGGTGGGCCTTGGCCTCGGCGAGCGTGACGGGCTCAACCGCTGGCGGCGTCGCTCTGATCAGACTTCGGTACTGCACGGCGTCCTCGTCTCCTGGGCGTGGCGTCTGCCGTCTCGGCGTCGTGCTCGATGGCGGCCGTCTCGATCAGATCCTGCTGCCGGTCTTCGATGGCCACGCCCTGGGCCACCAGCTGCGTCGCCAGCCCGCCCGTCATCTCAACCGACTGCCCCTTGCGGTAGGCACGCCACGCGCGGGTAAATGTGATTTTCTTCATTGAGGCACACTCCATGCAGACTCGGGACGCTTCAGCGTGTTCGTGAACTCTGTGGCCCACTGGAAAACAGGGCTGCTGAGATTCTTGCCAGGCCACGTGACGACGTACTCGCCGTGCCCCAGCACGACGCGGGGCGAGACGTAGACCTTATTGCCGCTCTCTCGCCAATTCTTCCAAAACCAGATATCGTCATCGACGCGGCCTTCATGCCACGAGCCGTCCGGGCCGGGCTTCGACCAGAACCATGGCTTATTGCACCGCTTTAGTGCGGCCGTGCTGATGACGGTGAGTCCGAAGTGGGCAGAGTCCACTTCCTGTACCGGCTCGGCAAACCACGCCTTGTCCACCTTGGTGCTGCCGTCCGGTGGCGGGTTGTCCAGCATGCCTTTCAGCGTGAGCATCGGGCGGCCGTCTTCTCGCTTGGTCTGCAAGCCCGTGATGGCATCGCACTGGAACGTCATCGCCAGGGCAAAGAGGTGCTCGATGTCTTCCTTCGTGAAGAACGTGTCGTAGTCGATGGCCAGTAGGTATTCGGCCTTGTCGATGAACTGCTCCATCACGCGGGTATTCACCTGGCTCCAGAACGCACCAGTGCCCATCGTGGGGCGAATGCCGAGCGGCATGAGTGCCTGAGCCCAGGCGAAATGGTTGGCCGTAAAAGAGAGCCTGGGCATCGACAGGATGGCTTCCACACGGATGTCAACTTCCGTGCCGCCGACCTTGACCAGCATGCGTGCCTCAACAAAAGAGAGCGGGCCGCCCCGTTGTGGAGCGGCCCGCCCAGTTTGCACATCACGTCAAGCCGTCAGGCTCACGCACCCACCAGGCCGATGATCGGGCCGGCGACGGTGTCGGTGCCCAGGTTGGCGTGCGTGATGGCCACGCGGGCCACCGCACGGATCACGGTCTGGTCGCTCAGGAAGTTCACCTGATCGCTGGACGCGATCTCGATGGCCTGGCGGATGCCGTAGTAGCTCGAGTTCGCCATGTTCCCGTAAAGGGCCATGATCGCACCCGTCGAGTCCGCACCGCTCGGGAGCCGGTCGGTGAGAACCACCGGCGAACCCAGGAAGGTCGGACCCATGCCCTGCGACAAACCCACAGACCCGCCCTGGGCGAGATCCAGGTTCTGCATGCAGGCCGCGAAGAAGAACGGGCTGCAATACCACTTGGCACCGGCACGGCTGTGCTGCGGAACCCTGGCCATCATGGCCAGCAGATTCGCCTTCGTGACTTCGTCGGGCGTGTCACCGGCAGCCGTCACGAGCGACGCCGCGTAGGTGGCAGCAGACGCAGCCAGAAGGCCACCCGTGTAGGTCGTGACGAGCCCGGCAACCGCTGGGGCGTTGCTGGGGTTGCCGCTCCACGCAGCCTCTTCGACGGCGTTGCTGAGCGTCAGGGCGAGCTCGGCAGCGATCCAGTCGGCAATCGACACGATGGAGTCCTGCAGGAGCTCGCTCGCAATCGTCACCGCACCCGTGACCTTCTTCGCCGTCAGCGTCACCTGGTTGCTGGTGGGATCGCTGGCAGTAATGGCGGCGTTCTCGTTGATCCAGTACGCCGTGGCACCAGCCGTGCGGCGCGGGAACAGGAGAACGTCGCTCGGCATCACCACGTTGGTGGCGTTCTGAGCGAAGGCCGAGTACTGGTCCACGAGCCGGATGACGGTCGAGGAGAGAACGTCGGGCACGAAGGCCGCACCCGTGGTGCTGCCGGTCGAACCCTGGGCGCGAGACTCGACGCCGTGGTCCTGGCACCACCGCTTGGCCTCAACATCGCCGCTCTTGGCCTTGAACCACATGCCCACCGAGTAGGCGTCCTTGGCGTTTTCAAACGCACGGAGCCGACCCGAGAACGGGACCGCCTCGACGCGGACCTTCTCGCTCCGCTCCTCGGTGGCCTCGGGGGCCGGCGAGCAGCGATCAACCACGCTGCGGAGATTCTTCGCCGAGTCGGCAACCGACTTCTCGAAGTCGATCTTCCGGGCGAGCTTGGCGGCGTCGGCCGTCAGCGTCTCGAGTTCGAGGTCACGCTCAGCGATCTTGTCCGCGTCGCCTTCGATGGCCCGCACGGCGTCGATCCGGTTGGCGAGGGTAACGGCCTCGTCCTGCAGCTTCTTGAGGTTGTCCACTGTGTGATATCTCCGCCGGCGGTATTGCCGATGGAGTCCACAGTCGCACTAGCGGGCATCCCTCTTGCAGAAGCGAACCTCAGAAACTGTTGTTTTCACAAACACCACGCCACGGGCACCGCATCGCGGGCAGCGTAGATACCGCTGCCGCTCGTCACCGCATGGGCGCGAAGAACGGC